GTTGGACTTGGTGGCATTAGCGGGGAGGGTGCGCATGACATAGCTTCCCCTTTGAAGGCCGTAGAGAACTGCATAGTAAGCCACAATGGTGGGGGGGAGGTTCTCAAAGTTGAGAGACCCGGCTACTGTGGTGTCGCGGTAGGTTGGCGATTTGTAGGGGAAGGCTCCATTAGTGGTGAAATTGAACTTGTGTTTGCCACTGGGGGTTGCGTGCCTAATGGCGGTGCCCCTGAAAGTGCCCGCAGTGGGGGCGGGGTTCACGTAACTCCAAAGAGGTCGCGCCATCAGCTGCTTGACAGATAAAACTCGCTCCCCAACCGTATGCTCGCAGACCGTGAGGCCGTGGGAGTCGGGGCAGGGCTCGTTGGATTGGGCGATTGTGATAACAGCGGGGCTTTGGTCGTAGTAGACGGGGGCGAACTGGGGTGTTATGGGTGCGGAGAGTTCGAAATCGGGGCACCCCATGACTTCCACGGTGATAACAACGTCCTGTGGCACATTATCAGGGCCGTAGAGTGCGTCGACCGCTTGAATGAAGACGATGCCCGTGGCGTGGATGAGGGCGGGGAAGTTGTAAATGGGTTTCTGAAGATCAGTTTGGCACCAAGGCGTGGGGTACACGTAAGGCACCATGAGGTCGTACTCGCTCGTAGTGCGGAGGTCGATCAGCGTAGAATGATAATCATAACGAGCTGTAGACGCTGGGGCGAGACTGATGGATCCTGTCGCGTTGGTGGTGAGGTCGGCTGAGGGGGCAAATCCTATGAGGAGTTTGCCGGCATGAAACTTTGTCCGGGCGAATTTGAACCTGAAACAGAGCCCTCCCCTCCACAAAGCAAAGTTAGATGCCACATAAAGGAGGGGAGTGGGGTAAAAGCCGAACTTGTTAGTGCTGGTGGCTGTGCCCAGGTTTTGGGCCAACCCTTGACCAAAACCGCCGGGTCCCTTCTGGAATACAAAGGCTGCTGGGGTGACGGGGCAAGTCCATTTGAGGGTCCCCGCCAAGTCGGAGGCCTTCCAGGTAAGCTGGGCTATCATGCCCGGGATGGATGCGAGGTAGGCGATGCTCATTTCGTCGTGCGGGCACCCGGAAAATGTGGTGGAGGTCGCGAGCTCGTTGTTTGAGTAAAGCGCGAGGGGTTGCAGTTGGTCCCGATCAGCGCAGGTGTTGACGCCTCGTGAATACGACATGGCCATGGTGCCAGAAAGGGAACCCTCATAAGGCTTGGAGTACCCAAAATAACTAGCGACGCGGGCAGCGGTGGAGAGAGCCCAGCGGGCAGGCGTGGCTATTGAGGTGAGAGTTGGGATTGTGGCAAGGGCGCCGGCGACGGAGCTCCCAAAGCCTAGCCAGCGCGACACTACTCCGACGTGTTTCTCCTGGGCCTCGGCCGCTTGAGGGGTGGCTGCAGTGAGGAGGCTGGTTTGACCCACGAGTCGGATGTCCTCCAGCCAGCGGTAGAGCGTCCAGCTAGGAGCTGAGACAGTCGTTGTGTCCCAGGTGATCGGGGAGTAAGGCCAAAGGGTGAGATAGAAGTTGTCGAGCATGGAGTCGGGCGAGGTGGTGGGGTTAGTTAAGGCCCAAAAATCCCTGTCGCCGACATAAGGCACCTTAAGGGTGGCCGAGGACCCGTCTGCTATATTTACTTCGGCGCCGGGGAGCTGGGCCACTACACATCGGGCGTTGGACTTGGCGTTAGAGGGTGGGGGGAAGCGCTCGACTGCTAAGCGGTAAATTCCGGAAGCTTGGGGAGCCGCGGCTACTTCGAGACGGTAGCAAACGGTGGCTCGGATGCCAAAGGCCCCAGTCAGGATGGCGCGGGCTGCTGTAATGGCGGGGGTGCCTATGTAGTTGACCACCTCAGCGTACGCTATAGCCGTGGACCCGGAGGTGGCTATGCCAGAAATGATCTGGGTGGGCCGGGATAGCATCTCAAGGGGGTTGTGCGCTTCCTGGATGGGGTACAAAATTCGGGTGGGGGTCCATGAAGCCTTGGCTAGGGGGCCGGGCGCAGTGAGCTGGGTGACACCCTCGGTGTCGTTGGACCCGGCGAAGTTAATGCCTTGTTGGGCAGCCGTCGAAGTGGTTGCGGTGGTGTTGTTTTGAGTGGTGGTGGGATTGAGATTGGTGTTGTTGTATTGTTCCATAAGTGTTATAATGTTAGACTAAGTGTTAGTAATGAACTAGTGGCGTTTGTAGGCACTGGGGGTCGCCCACCCCAGTGGGAGCCTTTCGGGCTCCGGGTCATTGACGGTCTGACTACCGTGCTAAGGGCCGCTTAGGCCTCCTCCAAATCCCAGTCCGGGATGTGGGAGCAGTGGTGACTCTGCCAAATGTTATACGACACCCGGTTAGGGATGGAGGCAGGGATGTCGAGGTTGTGCTGCAGAACGAGGTTGTGGACGGTGGTGGCTCGGTGAAGATAGTTGCCGTAGTCGAGAGCGCCAGCTTCGATGAGGATAGCGCGACAGACGCCCTCTAAGAAGACTCGGTCGGGGGTGCTGGATTTGCGCCAGTCGAGCATGCCATCCAGGATGGCGTCCTGGAGGCAATAAAAGACGTAGCCGTCTTCGCTCACCCTATCATAGCGACCTATGAAGCTAGTTTGGTCCCATGGTGCAAGCGCCCGCCCTGGGGAGTCGCCGTTTCCATCCGTGACTGTATAGCGAAGGCCCTCCGCAATGGGCCTGATGGTATGGGTGTTGAGGAGGTCGCCTTTGGAAGATCCCCTGCCGTCATCGCCGTAGAGCTGAAAGAAAGTGTCACGGTGGAAAGTGAGCACGGACGCCCAATCCCCTCCGTGTAGTGATATCCAGGTGTTGATGAGGATGGCTTTGTTGACTAGCATGTTAATGATGGTTGTGAGGAAGTTCCCGGTTGGGGTGCAGCCGTGGTTCTCGTAGATGCGGTCGCTTTTGGCGTTGTCGCCTCCTATAGCCACACAGTGTGCGGTGTTTCTGGCGTACCAATCCACCCAATGCTGAGGAGCGTAGGGAAGGCCGGCGCCCACTTCTTTGACTATAGTCTCGAGAGTGTCGGGGCTGTGGTTGTGGTCAAATTCCTTGTAGTCGTGGTCGGTCCAGTTCTCTGACAGCTTCATCATGGCGTGGTGCGACCACGTAGCCTCCTGGCTGAAAGGGTTGAAGCCAAGACACATCCCGTGGTGGGATCTGGTGGCGGCGAAACGAGACACATACCACATGAAGAGCATGCGACCGATAATGGTGAATTCGACAGGGCTGCCGCGGATGAGCCTAGCGGGCTTCCCGAGCTTGCGGCACTCATCTTTGAGGAAGTCGCGGTAGATGACCTTGGGCGAGCCTCCAGAGTTGAGGGTTGCGACAATGTCCTCCATGTAAGCTCGGAAGGCGGGTTCGATGGTTCGAGTCTCCTGATTCCACAGCTCCTTGCGGCTCAAGTGCTTACGGAGGAGGGGATAGCCAGGAGATTTGCTGGCGTTCAGGGGTTTGATGCCAAGACTCTTGTCGCCAAAGATGGCCTCCTCGAGCGTGGCCATTCTGCCGGGAGGGGGCCCGTTGAGCCGGTGTGTGTCTTGGATGACGTAACGAAGGCACTCGCGGTGCATGGCCTGCTTGGGGTCCTCTGGAGGAAGCCACGCGTCCTCAGCGCGAAGGCTGGCGACTGCGGCCCTGAGGGCCGGCTCGCCTCCGGTCCACATCTGGTTAGTCGGGAACTTGAAGGGGCCCCCCTCAGCCCCGGCAGAGCTGGCTGGGACGAGCTTGGTGCGGGCCGGGTTGAAGATCGGGCTGACGAACTCCACTACACTTTTGCCGGCCCAGGTTTCGAGGCTTTGTGGCTCCGTGGTCGCCGTTGAGGCGAGGGTGTGGACGTTGGTGAACACCCCGGGAAAGCCGTGGCTGGTCTTGGCAGTGTGCACCCCCAAAAGGGGGCTGCCACGCTCCATGCTAACGAGCAGAGCACCACAATCGCCAGCGACAGTGTGCTTGTCGTTGTGCCGGCCGACCACGCGCACGCTGCGGCCTAGCCCGGTGGCTTTGTCAGGGTAAACGAGGAGCTCCTGGTCATTGAGGATGGAAACGGGCCTCACCCAGGCTGGGGTGACCAGCCAGGCGGAGGTGCCGAACCCTTTCTTGGGGTCGCGAAAGTGACCAGTGATCGATGGCCGCCAGGTCTTCTTGACCTTGTAGATGGCACTGTCGGTGACGCGGTCGTTGTAGACCATGTTATCGTCGTTGAGCGGGATGTCGACGGGGCCTTGGCCCCCGACGGCGTGAGCATGAAGCGCTCTGACACTGCCGTCGAGGTTGTATCTGAAATGGTTGCAAATGCGGACGGTGGTGTCATCAAGGGCCAAGCCCCAGCCCACAAAGTGATTTCCCCAAGTAATCGACAGCATTGATTTGCGGAGTTTAGCGACGACCTCAGATAACTGGTTGTCCGGGACACCCTGAGGAATGGTGGCTGCAGCCCCTCTCCTGAAAATGGATGTGATGAGTTTGCAGGCTGCGAAAATGGCCACGGTGATGGCGGCTGCAGAAATTGCCCGCTTGCCGACGGCTCTCTTGGCCTTGTTGACAGCCCGGAAAGCCATGCGAGCACCAACTGAAACGAAAGTGGCTGCCGCAGTTGCCGAAAGGGCGGCGGTGGTCGCCACTCTACTCACGAGCGCTC